ATCGCCGTCTGTTTCGAGTTGGTATTGCACGCGCCCGATCATTTCATTCAGATCGGAAGCGGCTTCATTTCGCCAAGAGCAAATATGCTTCGTGTAGTATTCAGTCGCGTTGCAATTTTCCAACAGTTCTTTGATGGTTAGGTTCATGGTTTTTGGTTGTGTTTCTCAATTTCCTTAAACATCATGTCAATTCCGGCGCGAATTGACGGCCATTCATTATCACTAAGGCGGATTTCTCCCTTATCGCTTTCATCGTTGCATTGAGTTATTTTCAGATACTCGCCAGCGGCATCGTCGGCGATTGATATGACAGTTGCGTCCCCGCTGAATATGCTGTCTCCCTCTGGTAGTATTATGACGCTCATGGTTCGTTGGATGTAGTTCATGGTTTTTTGTTGATTAGGTTGCAGATTTCTTTGAGTGCTTGGCTAGGAACGCTTCGATTGTAGAAGCTGGATCGGTATCGAGTAGCGCGCACGCCTTGCACACGGCGCGATGCTTTTGCAGTAGCGTGTCGCGCTCAGCGGTAAGTGCGGAAATCTCTGCGCGCAGGCTTTCTATGGTTTCGGTGGTCGGCATGGATTTGGGTTGGCTGGCGGGCGCGACACAAGGGCGCGCATCATTGCGATGAATCGGGCTTCGGTAGCTGCTTCGCGCTTGGCCGGATCGGGTTCCGGCGGCACGCTGATGAGGGCTAGTAGTAGTCGGTTTTTAATTTCCATTTGTTAGGTTTCATCCTCCCATCGAGTAAGCAATCCGTTAAATTTCAACTTGAGATCAACGTGCCGCGCCCCTTCGCGCTGTTTCCAGATTTCAATTCGCCCCGGCTTTACGTCCTCGCTGTCGGCATCGGCGTGGATTTTGATAAGCGATGAAGCGTCCATTTCAGCGTCTTGCGCCTCTCTTGTTGACCCGTCGCGGGATTGCTGACTCGGCACGATGATAACGCAGTTCATCTCGTTCGCGGTCATTTTCAATCGCTGAGTAATTTCCGCGATTTGAAGTTGCCTCCGCTCGAATCGTCCTTGGCATCGAATGAGTTGCAGGTAGTCAATGCAGATGAGATCGAACGGGCGAACGCCATGCTCTGCGCGAATGTCGGCAATGATGGATTCCAGCGAATAGAGATCGTCCCTCATGTGGATTGGCGCTTTGATGAGGTCGGCGCAAGCGGTCATAAGGCTCTCAGCGGCGGCGTTGGCGTAGTTCTGCGCTTCTGGGTGCTTGGCGTTATTCAGAAGGGTGCGGACGTATTTTGGATTATTGCCGGAACGCACTGCGATTGCGCGCTTTAGCGTGGCCTTTTGGCGCATTTCGAGCGGGTAGAAAGCTACACGACTGCCGTTTTCCACCGACGCCGTGATGAGCATTTGGTTTGCCAGTGCCGATTTCCCGCAACTGGTAGGCGCGGAAATGATGAGCAAATCGCCGCGATACAGGTCTAGCACGCCGTCTATGCCTATCACGCCCGTATTGACAATCTCGCCATCCGACTCGCCGCTGCCAAGCTCCTTCACGATTTCGAGAATGGTTTCCTTCACCGTTTGGCGTTTAGACTTCTTCACCAATAGGCCCGTAAGCGCGCCGTGGGCTTCATGCGCGAGGTTTTCAGCCGATTCCGTGTCTGTGTAGGCTCTGGCGGCAAAATGAGTGCCGACGCGGATAATCAGGCGCATCATGTGTTTTTCCCGCAAAATATCGAGATGATATTGCACGTTCGCCGCCGTAGGCATGAAGGTGGACAGGCTGGAAATGAACGGTGCGCCGCCCACGCTTTCCAGCTTTCCCGCGTCCCGCAATGCGGCGGTAATAGTCACGAAGTCGAACGGCTTTGCGTCTTGCGCGAGCGACGCCAAAACGCCGTAAGTCGTTGCGTGCGCTGGGATATGGAAGAAGTCAGGAGTGATGCCTTGCTCGCTGCAAATGGAATAAACCTCTACTGGCGAAAGGACAAGCGACGATAGCACGGCCTTTTCTGTTTCCGGGCATTGCGGCAAAAGCCTGTGAATATCAGGGAGAAATGAGTCTAGGGTTTGCATTTGATGTAGTCTTTGCCGGGGTTTGATGCGCGCCATTTGTCAGGATGCACGCCGTCTGCGAACATTTCCTCGTTCTCGCGGAGTAGCTTGTCCATCGGGGTTTCTTTGATGCCGACTGAGCGAGGCTTGGGCGCGGGCTGATTGCGCTGCGGGGATTGATCCCATATCAGGCTTTTCCAGCCTTTCGAGATAGCGAGGTCAATCACGTCCAATGCTCGCGCCTCTCCTTCCCTTTCGCACATTGTCAAAAGGCTTCTGCGCGTGCCTTGCGTTATCGGCTTTCCAGACTCCCGCAAGTGATCTTCCCATTCAGTCCAGCGTTTCGTGAAAGCTGGCGAGCGGAGGCTTTCTGGAAACCATGCGCGCAAATGTATTGGTGCTTTTACCTCTTCTTCTTTCTTTGTATCTGACTCTGACTCTGACTCTGACTCTGACTGTGTTACATCGGTTAACGCGTTTTTACAAATCTTTACATCGGTTACATCGTTGTCTTTCTGTGCTTTACGACGCCTTGCCATATATTCCCTCATGTATGCTTTCTTCTCTTCCTCGCTTTTTATGGCCCGATAGGTGAGGTAATTTACAATCGTGTAGCCTCGGCCAGCATCGCTTTCGACAATCCGCCGCCCCTCTTTTGCCTGCGAGTTTGAATCAGGATCGGGAGACATTAAATCGGCGATGCACCGATTAAAGGTATCGAGCGGAAGATTGACCGTGCGGGCTATCGCTACATCCGTGCCGATTACATCGCCGCAGGGGTCAGAAATGGCTAGTAGCATCATAAAACAGTATCGAGTCACTACATCTTGCTCCATGAGTGAAGATTGCGCGATTCGACTGAATAGTTTGGCATACATGGCTTGCATATTAGCTTGTGTAAAATTAACTGTAAAGGTTTATTTAACAGAAACATTAACAGGCTTTCGTATCAACGGCAAAGATTCGTCCGCTAAGGTTTTCTCCCACCGCTCGACTTCCTTCGCGGCAATCGTGATTTCGTGGAACTGCGCCGTGCCAGCGTTCAGTCGGGCGAGGTGCGATTGAGCAAGCGCAAGCATCATCTTCGCATGACTTTCGCGCCGGGGGCGTGGTGTTTTGGTTTTCATTGGTTTGTAAAAAGTGCCACTAGCAACCGTTAGGTTCAACTAATCCCCAAGCATATCACCAGTTAAGCGGATGCGGGAACGGGCGTTTGCCCAATGGCGTTTTGTTAAGGGTGAGTGATTTCGATTATCGTGTGCTCTTCATCGCCTTTCGCGGCTTTGCGTTGGCTCGTTTCAACTTTGCACAGTTCTGGCGAGTCGTCTGGTATGAGGCCAGCGTATCGGCAGCAATCGAGAACGTATTTTTCACATAGCCCGTCCTCGTCTGCCAGTCTTTTGCGGACGCTCGTAACGCGGACAAGAAATCGTCCATCTGTGCGTCTTTGAACTTCTTTCGCTTCCAATGGTGCATCGCTAGGATCGCGTTCCAGAGCGGCAATCGTCCCGGTATTTTGAGTGTCAGTGTTTGCATAAATTCTAATCTTCGCATCCCAAACGTCGCGCACCTTCCCGCCTTCCTTGGTCGGCGCGTTCACGTCCACGGCCTCACGATGCACGGGCTTTCGCTCCATCGCTCGGCGGATTTCTGGCGTTAGGTTCATAGGCAGATTTTATCGTTAGACCGCCAGCAGCACGCCCTGCGACAGTCGTTGCTTTGCGGCTTCGCAGTATTGTTCATTGATTTCGATTCCATCGGCTTTCAGTCCTTTCGCTCGCGCCGCCAGCAGCGTGCTTCCACTGCCTGCCCACGGGTCGAGCACTGTTTTGATTTCCGGCACGAGTCCGATTGCCCACTCCATTACCGGCACGGGCTTTTGCGTCGGGTGGTAGCGGATTTCCTTTTCGGCCATGTTCTCTTGCAGGTATCCGTGCCACTTAAATTTGATTCTTCGCACCGCCATGTCTAGGTTCGTCCACGCGAGTTCGGCGTCGGCGTAGCGGTTTTCGCCGTTCTCTTTATCCCAGACCAGCCAGCCACGAGCAGCGGGCAGCCCGAAGTAGTTTCCGCCCCAGATGATTTGCCAGTCAGCTTTACCAATCGCCATTTCCATAAGCCACCGCTCCGGCACTTGGGAGTCCCAATCTGCGGTGGGATATTTCCGCTGCTTGATGTGCTTGTTCCGGCCAGTGTCGCCGCGTGGTTTGTCTGCTCCGATACCGTAGGGCGGGTCAGTCATCATCAGGTCGTATCCATCCATTACGGGCAGCAGTTGGCGGTTGTCCGCACAGAAGATTCGGATTCCGTCTTGTGAGTGGTAGAGATGGCGGTCTAACCAGTCACTGGAGCGAACAGCCGCCCCGCACGTCGTTGGTAATTCGGTAGTCATAGAGGGCGGCTGTCGCTCAGTTCTGCGTTAAGTGAAATAAATGCGCTCATGCCGCCCTCCAAACAGTTGCCTGTTTCCCGCTTTGGTTCTTTCGTGTCGTGCCAGTGTCGGCTATCTTACCAAGCGCAAGCAATTCAGTCAGGCGAGGGCGAATTGACAAAAGTGACTTGCCAACTTCCGCCGCGCACTCATCAGCGGTCAAATCTTGATGAAAGAGAACGTCTAGCACTTTTTGCCGTAACGTCGGCGCTTTCTCCTTCATCGAATCCGCCGCCGCCTTGGATGTGCCTCCGCGCTTGTAGCCGGGGCTTTCGGGATATTTGGTTTTCATGGTGTTATGTTTTTGATGTTTTATTTGAAAGAGTCCCGCCGCCGAGTGAGTCGGTTTTTGGCCGTTATTAGTTCAATGCTCTCGCTCGCTTCGTTGATTTCCATCGGAAATTTCCAATGGGGCAAATCGGCCAGCATAGGCACGGCGGGAAAGTGGTTCATGGTTCAGTGTGATAGCAGACGCTTGGCGACTTGCATTTCGCGCTCAAGGTCATCGGCGTTGTATTTCAGAGCAGCGGCCTTGTCGCTCGCCCAGAGAGCGCCAAAGTCCTTCCCGCTGCCTGTTTTCGTCGGCAACCCAAGGGCGCGTAAAGCACCGTCCAAGCTGGCGTATTTGTCGCCGTAGATACCCGCGCTCCATATCTCCATCAGGTCAACTACGCTTTCGCTCCACGGATAGCGCGGTTTGAACGGATTGAAGATGCGGGACGGCACGCGCACGCCAAGTAGCCATGCGCGCTTTACGAGAAACGGCAGGTCAAAGCCTTTGATATTCCAGCCCGTGATGATTCGGCCCCCGTCAAATGCGTGCGTCATGTAGGCGAACGTCTCTCGCAAGTTGTCAGCTTCGCTAAGGGCGTGCGTGTATTGCAACGGCTCAGGATAATCGCTGCCAAGAAACCCCACAATCGCCGTCTCGCCGTGCTCAGGATACAGGGCGCCGTTGGCAACTTCGTCGTTGCCGTGCTCAGCTTCCGCTTCCGCCAGCTTTGCGCGGATTTTTTCAGGGTCTTTCAGCACGCCAAGTTTGACCTTGCCGGGATCGAATGGCGGCAGCTTGGCGCGTATCACAGACTCAGTTTGTGCGATTGTTTCAATGTCTAGGATCGTGAAGAGTTGCATGGCAGTAGATCAAAATGGCACTTCTTCGCTATGTAAATCAGCCGCATCCGGTTCTGTAGCCGATGAATGACTAGCTTGATCCGCGTCCGCTGTCTGCGATTCGCCAGCTTTCCACTCATTGCAGTTGGCAATCTTGTTCCGCACCCATTCCGGCAACGCCTCAAACTTCTTGCTCCGTTTCTCCGCAATGTCATAGACGATGACAGGCAGGATCGCGGGCGGGCACGTTAGCCCCTTCATCATGGGCGCGATGCTGGCGATGTTGGCATAGACGTTGCCGTTCTTTTCGCTGACAACGTGGATGATGTTAAGCGTGCAGGTGACGCCCGCCAGCTTGCTAACATCGAAGCCTTCAAGTTCTTCGGTTGTAAATGGCTTGCCGCGCCAGCTTTGAAGATGGGCGCGCAGCTTGGCTTTCTCGCCAAGGGATAGCGTGTATTCCTGACTAACGACGAAAGGCTCTGGCCCGTTTTCTTCTTTGAACGTGTGAAGCTCGTTAGGAAGCTCCCATGTGAGCATGAGTTTCGGCTGAACTTTGACGCCGTAATCGCCGTCTGTGATTTGTGTGCCGAGGTCAATGACTCGGACACAGCGGGCGACGTGCGCGCCAGCGGGCGCTGGCGTAGATACTGTTCCTGATTTTGCGGATGCGTTTAGTGACATGATATTTAGTTGGTTTTAGTTGTGTGTTGTTGGTTTGTTTGTTCCGGGGTGAAAGGTTTCGGCTCATCGTTTAGATTCAGCAATTCCGCTTTATCAAAGCAGGCTTTCATCGAAACGCGGCCAAGGGTGAACGCCATAATAAAGTCAGATCGACGGATCATGTTTCGGTTCATGTGGGGGATTGCGTCCCATACTTCGATTGCGGCTTGCTGGTGGTTATTTTCGCTCATTGGTTTGGTTGGTTATTTGTTAAAAAACGCTTTAAATGATTCGTGGCCATATTTGCCGACTGTTTCGCCGATGATAAGCTCCACAGATACCTTCGCGGGATAGTTTTTGTCGGCGAGGAAATGCGAGCAACCCTGTCCGCAAGCGCCCGTGATCGTCCGATACGCGACAATCATATCCTCTAGGCTCACTTTGGTTTTTGTCGTCCATGTCCTATATGGCGTCGTGTCCCGATTGCCAATTTTGACAAGCAAATCAGCGCGAGCTTCCGCTAACGTCGCGCCGTGCGCCGTTTTTCCGTCGCGCTCTACAATATATAATTGCTTCGCTTTTCCGATAATCACGACGCGCATCACGCTTCCGCGCTTGCTGATAACTTTCGACAAGATTCCGTCAACCAATACTAGGCCAAGTGCGGCAAATGCGGCTTTCTGTGAGTCGCTGCATATAGTTTTTGCAATCTGGCCCGCGTTTAATTTTATCTTGTCCGCTGAGCCTGCCCAACCTTGGAAGTCAGCAGACCCGCCAATAGTGGTAAGCTTGTCCGCTGAGCCTGTCCAACCTCGGAAGTAAGCA